CAGGTGATTTATCCATTGTCCCGGCTGGTGAGCAACATAGATTTAAAGCTCATAAATATACAGAAGCTCTAGAAATTTATTGGGTTGAGTTAAATCATAATGATATACAACGTGAAAATGTAGGAGGTATCTGATGGATTTAATACTTTTACTTTTATTCTTAATATAAAATAGGAGATATATATGTCATACATTATAGTACATGTTGACGATCCCAAAGAGTTAAGGACAATGGAAATTTGTCCAGATGAAGAGGGAGATTCTATAAAAAGATTTAAAACAAAAAGAGAAGCATTTAAATTTCTTGATGATATTGGTCTGCAACCAGACCTCTGGTATAATTCAGACATCCATGTATTAAGGCTACACTAATGAAATTAGTATTGACAAGTCTGATAGCAAGTTTTCTTTTAATATCAACAGCAAAAGCTAATGACTTTAATTGTTTAGTTGAAGCTATCTATCATGAGGCTCGATCAGAAGAGATGATACCTCAACTGGCGGTAGCCAATGTTATATTAACAAGAGTTGAAAGCAGTAACTTTCCTAATACCATATGCAAAGTAGTTCATCAAGGAAGATATTGGAAAAAAAATCCGGTCAGAAATAAATGTCATTTTAGTTACTGGTGCGATGGAAAATCTGAACGAATGAAAGATTTAAAAGCTTTGAAAAAAGTTTTAAGTGTTGCTGAAATGGCACTTAGAGGTGTGCAAATTAAACAAACAATAGGCGCAACACATTATCATGCTGCCTATGTTACTCCTTCCTGGGCTTCTGATCCTCATTTTAAATTATTAGGTCAAATAGGTTTACATATATTTTATATTGACATGAAAGAATAATAGGAGTATAATATGCAAAATTTAACTATATCAGAAGTCTGGTATAAACAAGTTACAGATTTAAAGAAACAGCTTGAAGAAAAAGAAAATACTATAAAAAAACTACGTATCGAACTAGAAAATTTAAATTATAAAAAAGCTAACCAAGAGTGGGTTGAAAAAAATGGCTAAAAACTTATGGCAGAAAGAACGAAATAATTTATTTAGAAATCTGGTTAAACAATACAGTCAAGAAGGATATACTCAAAAAGAATCTAAAAAATTAGCTAAACAAGAAATTAATGAAATCATGGAAGACAAAGAAGATTTCGTTCAAAACATATGGAGAGATACATTTCAAGATGGTTAACTGGAATTTAATTCTTAAACGAAAAGGAGGTGATGTAACAGTAGGTTTTTTTAAAACTAAGAGGGAAGCTGAAAATGAACTCAGTTATAGATATGAATTGTGTGAACACTTAGGTTACTCCCCAGATCTAACTTACGAAATTAAACGAGGCAAACCTAAAAAATAATAGGAGAATACTATGGTTAGTCAATGGCCTAGTAGAGGATCTTGTCCCGAATGCGGGGCAAGTAAAGCGAATGTTCAACATGAAGATGGGCATTCGTATTGTTTTAGTTGTCAAACAAGGTTTAACAAATCAGAAGAAAATAGAAACACATCTTTTAAGGTTATTAATATGTCTACTGAAACAGTTTTAGGAAGAAAAACAACTGGTCTAATATCAGATATTCCTGATAGAAAGATTAGTAAAGAGACTGCCAAGAAATATAATACACAGGTTAAGAAAACTGGTAATATAATTACCCATCATATTTATCAGTACTTTGATGAAAAGGGTAACCATATAGCTAATAAAATACGGCAAGTTCAAGATAAAAAAATCTGGTCTGAAGGAAAGATATCTGAGGCAGTTTTGTTTGGACAGAATATGTTTAATCAGACAGGTAAATATATTACTGTTTGTGAAGGCGAGCTTGATGCTATGTCTGCTTACGAATTGATGGGTTCCAAATGGCCTTGTGTTTCCATTAAAAATGGTGCAGCCGCCGCTCTTGAAAATTGCAAGCAAGCCTTTGATTATCTAAATAAATTTGAAACAATTGTTCTTTGTTTTGATAATGATAGGCCAGGAAAAGAATCTGCTCAGAAAGTTGCACAAATTTTTGAACCCAACAAATGTAAAATTGTTTCTTTAGAATTACATGATGCTAATGAATATTTAAAAACCGGACAAAGAGAAAAGTTTACTCAGGCTTGGTGGAATTCTAAGGCCTATACTCCAGCAGGTATTATAAATCTTGCTGATCTAGGTGAGTCTCTCTATGATGAATTTGATTGTGAGATATGTCTTTATCCTTGGCCTAAGATGAATGAGAAGACCTATGGGTTACGAACTGGTGAGCTTATCACCTTTACCAGCGGTGCTGGAATGGGAAAATCTAGTATAATACGTGAACTAATGTATCATCTCATGATGAATACTAAAGATGGAATTGGTGTCTTAGCTTTGGAAGAAAGCATTCGTAACACTGCTTTTAGTATTATGAGTGTCGAAGCAAATGCTAGACTTTATATTAAAGAAGTTCGGAAGAAATTTACTGATAAACAACTAAGAGATTGGCAAAAGAAAACTATTAACACCAAAAGATTCTATGCTTTCGATCATTTTGGATCTATATCCAATGATGAGATACTTGATAGGGTCAGGCATATGGCGAAAGCTTTAGATTGTAAATGGATATTTCTAGATCACTTATCTATTCTAGTATCAGGACAAGAAGATAATGGTGATGAGCGTAAGTCCATTGATATTCTTATGACCAAGCTGAGAGCTTTGGTAGAAGAAACTGGGATAGCCTTGATACTGGTTAGTCATTTAAGAAGGCCAGCAGGTGATCGAGGACATGAAGAAGGAAAGGAGGTAAGTTTGTCCCATTTAAGAGGCTCTGCTAGTATTGCTCACTTGTCAGACAGTGTAATAGCATTGGAGCGAAACCAGCAAGCTGAAGATGAATATACAGCCAACACAACCACAATAAGAATTCTTAAAAATAGATATACTGGAGACACTGGTGTATCTTGTTACCTGCATTATGATAAAGATACCGGACGTATGACCCAAGTAGACAACCCTTTTATGGAGAATAATAATGAAGAAACCTTTTGATAAAGATCTCTACGACAAAGCTGATAGCACAGCTAAAAAACATATGATTAACTGGTTAGAGTTTACTCAACCTGCATGTACAGTTAATTCAGAAGAAACTACATACTTTGATCTTACAGTTAAAACAGATGATGGAGGAAATCCTCAATTTTATGAAGTTGAGATTAAGTATGCATGGAAAGGAGAATGGCCTGAATCATGGCTGGAATTACGAATTCCTCATAGAAAGAAAAGATTACTTGAAAAATGGAAGAAGGATCATAAGAATTCTTTATTAACATTCATAGTTTTTAATCATAATTGCAGTAAGGCATGGCACGTAGATGGAAATACAGTACTTGAAAGTGAGGTGAAAGAAGCTCCTAATAAAAATATAAGGAAAGGCGAATTGTTTTTTCACATTCCAGTTGAACAAGCTTATCAGGTAGATATGTCCTATGGTAGACGCAGTCGTTGATATCGAGACAGATGCTATAAAAGCTAATACCATACATTGCATCGTAGCCCAATCTTATTCTAACAATGAACAAAAAGTTTGGGTGCAGGAAGAGTGCCAACAATTTAAAGATTGGTCTTCCAGAATTGATAATTTTATTATGCATAATGGTATTAGTTTTGATGCACCAGTTCTTAACCGTTTTACAGGTTCGACAATAAAAGTTTCACAAGTTAGAGATACTCTAATTGAGTCGCAGCTTTATAATCCGGTTAGAGAGGGAGGACATTCTCTGGAAGCATGGGGAAATAATCTTAAATTTCCTAAAGGAAACTTCAATGAATATAAATATTACAGTCCAGAGATGTTAAAGTATTGTAAAAGAGATGTTGAATTAACACTTAGACTTGCCAGAACTTTAGAAAAGGAAGGAAAGAATTTTTCAGATAGATCTTATATTCTAGAACAAAAAATTAGAGCTATCATAGATCAACAAGAGAAGAATGGATTTGCTTTTAATATCCAAAAAGCAATGATACTACTTGCTCAACTTGAAGATGAACAGCATGGTCTTGAATGCAAAGCTGAAGAAATATTTGAACCTATCATTACTTACTCGCCTGTTAAAAAGATACCTAAAAGTACGCCTTTTAATATAGCTAGCCGAAAACAGATTGCAGAACGACTTATAGAAAAAGGTTGGAAACCTGAACACTACACAGATAAAGATAACATTATTATTAATGAAGAAGTTCTTTCCAAGATTAAGATGGAAGAAGCACAAATGTTTAGCAGATATTTCCTTCTTCAGAAAAGAACAGGACTTCTCAAAGCCTGGATACAGGAATGTGAAGAGGACAGGAGAGTAAGAGGAAGAGTTCTTACCCTTAAGACCATTACAGGAAGGATGGCCCATCATAGCCCCAATATGGCCCAAGTACCAGCATCTCATAGCCCTTATGGAAAAGAGTGTAGAGAATTATGGACAATATCAAATCCTGATACTCATATTTTAATGGGAACAGATGCTAGTAGTCTGGAATTAAGATGTCTAGCTCATTACATGAATGATTCAAAATTTACCAGTGAGGTTCTTATAGGAGATGTACATTCAGCTAATCAGCACATGGCAGGATTACAAACTAGAGATCAAGCTAAAACATTTATTTATGCATTTTTATATGGAGCCGGTCCTGCCAAAATAGGTAAGGTAGTAGGAGCTGGCGCTAAAGAAGGTACTATATTAATTAAAAGATTTCTTAAAAATATGCCAGCTTTAGGTAGACTAAAAAACAATGTACAAGAAGCAGCAAAGAAAGGAAAGATAAAAGGTCTTGATGGAAGAGAGTTTCAAATAAGATCTGTTCACTCTTCCTTAAATACTCTTATCCAAGGAGCAGGTGCGATTGTCTGTAAACAATGGCTGGTTCATATGACTGATCGAATACGAAGATCGGGAGTAGATGTTAAGCTTGTAGCTTCTGTTCATGATGAATATCAATTTGAAGTTGCCAAGAAAGATGTTCAAAAATTTGGTCAGATAACCAAAGATGCAATCAAAGAAACAACACATACATTAGAAATGAAATGTAATTTATCTTGTGAATATAAAACGGGAAACACATGGGCAGAAACTCATTAATAAAGTGTTTGACACATGAAAGTTTATATGCTATAATTCTACAACAATCAGAAAAGGAGAAAGATGACAAACAAAATTTTAAATACATTGTTAAATAACAATTTTAAACAAATTTTTAAGGAGAATCTAAATGGCTACAAAAAATAGTGTGATCTCAGGCGAAGCATGGTTTGCATGGATAACGAAACCCAGCACAATGTTTAAACCTGAAGGTGAGTGGATCATCAATGTTGCAAATCTCGATGCCAAGAATAAGAAGTTGGCAGAGGCTGAAGGTCTGAATGTTCGTAATGGTCATGACAAAATTCCAGGCCATTATGTTAAACTCACTCAATCAACAACTGATTTCAATGGCGCACCTCGAATGATTGATATTGTTGATGCAGATCGTAATCCATTTCAAAGAGAAAAACTAATTGGTAATGGATCAAAAGTAAATGTCAGTTATCGACCATCAAAATATGTAAGTCGGCAAACCGGAGAAGAAGCTACCAAAGGATGGCTAAACAAAGTCCAAGTAGTAGACTTAATTGAATTTATTCCTGAAGATAAGGATTTTGATGTTGTCCCTGGTGGATACACAAATGAAGTTGAAGAGATTCCCTTTGCTTCTTAACCCCTAAAGGAGACTTGGAGGGTGGTTAGTGAGCTATTGCTCAACCGGGCCGAACACTACTAGGCAACTAATCACCCTCTCTTTTTTTATATGAAAACAATTGATACATTAGTACAAGATATATATAATTTATTTTCTCCTAGTCCTATCAAGATGAGTGAGGAAGAAGTAGATAAGTATATTGATATTTTTGGAGATATGCTTAAGGTCTATATCAAAGAATTTCTTTATGAAAAACCTGCAACCAATGGACACCTGAGATTGTCAGCTATAGGGAAACCGGACAGACAACTCTGGTATAATATTAACAGTACTAACAAAGGTGAAACCTTTAGTCCCAGTACCCGAATTAAATTCTTATACGGTTATATCCTTGAAGAACTTCTTCTATTATGTACTGCTATCTCAGGACATAAGGTTGAACAGCAGCAAAAAGAAGTTGAAGTAGAGGGAGTTAAAGGACATCAAGATGCTGTAATAGATGGTGTTCTAGTTGATTGTAAGAGTGCCTCTGGTCGAAGCTTTCAAAAATTTAAAAATAATACATTGGTAACCGATGATCCTTTCGGTTACATCTCACAGATATCTGCCTATGCAGAGGCTAATGGTATAGATGAGGCTGCATTCCTTGCCATTGATAAGTCTACCGGAGAGATCTGTTTGACATCTCTGCATCCAATGGAAATGATCAATGCTAAAACCAGAATTAAATATCTTAAAAAGATGGTGGATAGTCCTGATATTCCTGAAAGATGTTATCCTGGAGTTCCTGATGGAAAATCCGGTAATCTTAAACTTGCAGTCGGTTGTATCTATTGTGGACATAAACGAGAATGTTGGTCAGATGCTAATGAAGGTCAAGGTATACGTGTATTTCAATATGCAAGAGGAAAAAGATACTTAGTACAAATAGGAAAAGAACCAGAAGTACCTGAATTTTCAGCATGGTAGATGAGGAAGATTTAAAAAAGTTTCAAGAAGAATTATGGAACTTAACTTCTAAATATATAAAACCAGATGATACTGGTGGTGTATTTATGTGTGGAGGTGCCATGCTTCATGCTGCTTTACAATTATACACAGTAGGCTTAGACAACGAAAGTATAATAAAAATTATAAAAACAGCATTAGAAACACTTCAACCATTAAGAGAAGATATGAAAAATAAATTAAAAAGAACACTTCATTAATGCATTGGAAATATAAAAAGAAACCAGACTTATCTCAGTTTGGTTTTGTTTATTGTATTACAAATATAAAAACAGGGAAAGCCTATATTGGTTGTAAACAATATTATAATTATAAGAAGAGTAAGAAACAAGCAGAATCTAATTGGAAATCTTATATGGGATCAAGTAAAAATTTATTAGATGATATTAAAAAAATTGGTAAAAAGAACTTTAAATTTGAAATTATTGCAGAGTTTAAAAATAAAAGAAGTTTAAGATATTACGAGTGTTACTATCAAATGAAATACAATGTATTAATAGCTACTTTAGAAGGAACAGATGAAGCAGCTTATTATAATAATTACATAGGTGGTAAATTTTATAGACCAGTACAAGAACATGTTACCAATGAATCTTCCTTCTAATGTTTCTATCGAATCTTTATATGACTTAACAAATAAAAATTCGTATAGAACTTTATACCTTTCTATTATTTTTCAGGCTCTTCTTGATGTTTCAAAACCTGAAAAAAAAGAAGAATCTAGTGAAATAAAAATACAAAGAGATCAAGCTAATGCTTGGTTTTTTTCTTCTATAGGAGTTACATGTGAAGATTTTGAAACAGTTTGTTATTATGCAGGAGTAGAACCTGTTAAGATAAGAATATTTGCATACGAAACAATTAAATCAGGAGATATAGAAAATGTTAGAAAAAGATTTAATTCTTTCATCTGATGATCCACTTAAAAAACAAGTAGGAGGAAACCATTATAAAGATTGTGTTATACAGCCTACAGTTTATTGTCAATTAAATAAATTAAATACATGTGAAGCTAATATTGTAAAATATATTACCAGACACAATAAAAAAGGAGAAGGTAAAAAGGATATAGAGAAAGTAATTCATTATGCTGAAATGTTACTAGCATTAGAATACCCAGAAGAAGAAGAACAAAAAGATTTATTTAATGCTTTAATAGGGGAAAAGGGAAGACATGTTCAAATCAAATCGTAATCCACAATTTCGATCTAAATTTTCTGAGGATATTTTTTATGAAAAATATGCACATGAAGGAGCAGAAACTCTACATGAACTAGCTTGTACTTTGGTAGAAGATGTCTGTCAAAATAATCTAAATAAAGATGAAAAAGAATCTTTGATAGATCATATATCTAATATAAGATTTCTACCTGGAGGAAGATATCTTTACTATGCAGGAAGAGATAAAAAGTTTTTTAATAACTGTTATCTTTTAAAAGCAGAGGAAGATACCAGAGAAGATTGGGCAAACCTGTCATGGAAATCAGAAAGCTGTCTTATGACAGGTGGTGGTATAGGTGTAGACTATTCTGTATACAGATCTGAAGGTCAGACATTAAAAGGTACTGGTGGTATAGCTTCTGGTCCTATACCTAAAATGCAAATGATTAATTCTATAGGACAGAAGGTTATGCAGGGAGGGTCGAGGAGATCAGCTATCTATGCCTCTCTGAACTGGCAGCATGATGATGTAGACAAGTTTCTCACAGCCAAGAACTGGTTTGATATGCCAGTAGGCAGCACAGGAAAGACATTGTTTGATATTAAACAAGAAGATTTTAATTTTCCTGCTCCCCTGGATATGACAAACATCAGTGTTAACTATGATACTAAGTGGTTACTTAGGTACTGGGAAGAAGGGAGGATAGGCAATGTTTTTAAAACAAATGTGGCACAAGCTCTTAGAACAGGTGAACCGGGATTCTCGTTTAACTTCTTTGAAAAGGAAAATGAAACTTTACGTAATGCTTGCACCGAGGTATCTAGTGAGGATGATAGTGATGTTTGTAATCTGGGGAGCCTTAATTTTGCTCGTATTGATGATCTGAATCAATTACAGGAGGTTGTACAATTAGCTACAAAGTTTCTTTTATGTGGAACCCTACGAGCAGAACTACCTTATGATAAAATCTATACAGTTAGAGAAAAGAATAGACGCCTGGGACTTGGTTTAATGGGATTACATGAATGGCTAATCCAACGTGGACATAAGTATGAGACTACACCAGAGATACATAGATGGTTCAAAGTTTACGAAGCAGAGTCAGATAAAGTAGCTCGCTCCTTTGCCAATCAGTTGAACATCTCTATCCCTGTTGCTGTCAGAGCAGTAGCACCTACCGGAACTATTGGTATTCTAGGAGGTACATCTACAGGTGTAGAGCCTATCTTTGCTGTAGCTTATAAGAGAAGGTATCTTAAGAACAGGAGATGGCACTATCAGTATGTAGTAGATAGCGCTGCTCAAGAAATGATAGAACTCTATGATGTTAAACCAGATGATATTGAATCGGCTCTCGATCTTGTAACTAACTATGAACGTAGATTAAACTTTCAAGCCAACGTACAGGAGTATGTGGATATGTCTATCTCTTCTACAATTAATCTGCCAGAATGGGGTACTGAAGATAATAATGAAGATAAGATAGAGGACTTTGCTCAGACCCTAGCTAAGTATGCTCATAGATTGAGAGGCTTTACCTGCTATCCTGATGGATGTAGAGGAGGACAACCTCTTACCAAGGTGCCATACTCTGAGGCTCTGGAAAAATTAGGAGAAGAATTTGAAGACAATATACAACCTCATGATATTTGTGAGATCAGTGGTGCTGGAGGAGTTTGTGGAATTTAAAAAAAAGACTTGTCAAATTAATAAAAGTGTAGTATAATATATATATATAGAATGCCAATAGTGGGTTCTATAATATCTTGCTTAAAAGGAGAAAATTATGAATGTACACCTTGAAGGTAATTGGAGATTTCTTAACAACCCTACTCTATCTAATTTTCAGAGATGGGCAGTAGGTTATGATAGGCTATTTCAGGCTATGTCGGATGCTCCTAGAAGTGAACAGAGCTATCCTCCACATAACTTTATTAAGGAATCGGATGAAGAGTTTCGGATTGAACTAGCCTTGGCTGGCTTCAGTAAAGAAGATGTGAAGGTAGTTCAAGAAGAACAGAAGCTAACAATTAGTGGCAACAACTCTGAAAAGGAGGATCAGGAAAACATTCTACATAAAGGTATTGCAAGTCGAGCATTTACCAAAACTTTTTATCTTGCTGAGACTATCGAAGTCATGGAAGCATCGTTTGAAAATGGAATGGTTATCATTCAGCTTAGACAGAATATTCCAGAGGATAAAAAGCCTAAGTTAATAGAACTTAAATAAAGATAAGGGAAGATAATTATAGTTGCACCGCTAGGTTTAAGGAAGAATCAGATACCTAGATAATTGTCTTCCCTTTTCATAGGAGATCAAATGAAACGAACAGAACAAATCAATACGATCTATATTGGATATGATCCAAAAGAAGATGCAGCCTATGAAGTACTAAGAGATACTATAAAAGCAAATTCTCCAAAGCCCATTATTATTAAACCTTTAATTAAAAAGGAACTGGAACGAGCCACTCTTCTTTATAGACCATTTGAAATTGTCAATGGACAATACATAGATAAGATAGATCAACGTCCTTTTTCTACTGAATTTAGTTTTAGCAGGTTTCTAGTTCCATCTTTAAATCTGTGGAAAGGCTGGGCTTTGTATATGGATTGTGACATGTATCCTCGAACAGATATTAATGAACTCTTTGAAGAATATAATGATTCAAGGTATCCTCTTTACTGTGTTAAACATGACTATGCTCCTACTGATAAATACAAAATGGATGGTAGAGAACAAGGAATGTATTCTAGAAAGAATTGGTCTAGCTTTGTTCTATGGAATTGTGAACATGAGTTAAATAAAAATATAACTCCATTGGAAGTTAACAATAGATCTGGTAGCTTTCTTCATAGGTTTGAATGGTTACCTAAAAAGAATAGTGTCATAGGAAAAATTCATGAAGAATGGAATTGGCTGGATGGTCATTCATCAGAAGATATCGAACCTAAAAATGTTCACTTCACTACTGGTGGTCCTTGGTTTAAAGAATGGAAATGTAAAAGAGCTATTGATGGAATGTATGCCGCTGAATGGAATGCTGATTATTCAAGACTATTACTAAGGGATACCGTAGATGCAATATAAAGTTGTAACAGCTTTTGATGAAAGCTTTCTTCAACACAGCACAATCAATCTTCTAAATGAATTTAAAAATAATTGGGAAAGTTCTATAGAGTTTCATTGTTATTATTATAACCTAGATTTAACTAACTATTCTCTGCCCAAGGCAGCTAATATTTATTATCATAATCTTCTAGAGATAGAAGAGTATCCTAAATTTTTAAAAGAATTTTCTAAACATGATGGAACTGAAGGAAGAACCATAGCTTATAATGAGATACTTGATCCTCTTAAATTTATTCCCAAGGTAATTTCATTAACTGAATGTGCGTTTGCATCTAAAGGTTGCTGGTTAATCTGGATTGATCCAAGCTCTATTAATCTAAAAAATATTTCAGTTAAAGATCTTGATAATATTTTACCAGAGCATTCAGAGAATATAGATCTTATTACTTTTAAAGATCAAACATATCTTACTATGTTTAATCTGAATAGACAAACTCCAGTAGATCTACTAGGAGATTTAAGAGGAGCCTTTATTTCTGGAGAGTTTCTTAACTATAGAGAGTGGCATGATGTCTTTGTTTTTAATAGACTAAGAACAATCTATACTGCTCATGGTATGAAAGAATATGAAATAGATATAGATAACTCTCCTCTATCAGAAATGCTTGTCAGTCTACATGATCGTAAGAACATGGCAGTAAGAGATAAGGATGGGAATCGTATAATTAAATTATCTGATACTGAAACCTCTCCTGATATTTTACCTAATAGGTATAGACAACTAGCAGACTTAATAAAGTTCTACAAACCCAAGTGTATACTAGAAACCGGGACATGGAATGGTGGTAGAGCTATAGAAATGTCTTTGGCTGCGTTGAAATACACTGACAAAGTTCACTACATGGGTTATGATTTATTTGAAGATGCTACAACAGAAACAGATCATATAGAGTTTAATGTTAAACCTCATAATACCATGCAAGCCGTAAGAAATAGGCTGGAAGAGTTTGCTGCACATATTAAAGAGAAGGAAGACAAAACATTTACCTTTGAATTATATAAAGGAAATGTTAGGGAAACTCTGGATGTTATCAGAAGGACTGAGGCAATTAATGATGTTGAATTTGCCTTGATGGGAAGTGGCAACAGTAAAGAAACTGTAGAAGCAGAATATAAAGTTCTTAAATATACACCTGTTGTAGTAGCTGATCATTATTTTACCAAGGAGAGTGAGGAAGATGGGGAAGGGACACCTCCTGAAAGATATCAAGGAGTAAAAAATGTATTTAATGCTGTTAAGACAAAGAAAGTCAACGCACAGGAAACAACAGAAGATGGATGGACGAACTTCGATGAAAAAGCATCCACAAGAAAATATGTTCTTCCTTCAGGTGACAAAGTGGCTGGTGGTGGTCATACTCATCTTGTGGTTTTTCTTCATGATTCCACTCTAAAAGATTTACCAGAAGAACTTAAACGTGTTCCTATTATTGTACATCCCAGAGATTGTGTACCAAAAGATTATATTAAAAATAATATTAAATCAAACATAACTTTGATTAGTCCTAAGAAGTGGGTGACTAAACATCCGGGTCATAGAGGTTCATCAGCAATGATATCTGCTGGTCCTTATCTTGACTATAAAAAACTGAAACAATTTACTATTGATAATCCTGAAACGAAATTACTGGTAGTTAAACATGCTTACCCACATTTACTTGAACATGACATTAAGCCTTGGGGTTGTATTATTCTTGATCCCAGACCTATTACAGGTGTTAGTACACACAATATTGTACGTAAGGACTTATTTAAAAACATAGATCCTACTACTAGATTTTTTGTAGCATCTATGACAGATCCTTCCGTAACAAATCATCTGATTAGTCAGGATGCTCAGATCTGGGGATGGCACGCTTTTACTGATTCTCTCAGACAAGATGAGGAACAGGGAACACAGATACGAAATCAACAGGTAAAGGTAGAAGAAGAATTAGGCATCCCACAAGGAGCTACTTTAATTACTGGTGGTACATGTGCTGCCATGAGAGGAATAGGGATGTTACATACTTTAGGCTTCAGAGATATTCACTTATTTGGTTTTGATTGTTGTCGTGAGGAACCTAGTAAGAAAGAGAAGACTGAAACTACTGGTGATATAGAAGGAGGAGAAACTCCTAAACCTAAGTACATACAAGTTAATGTTAAAGATAAAACTTATTGGACTACTGGTGAGTTACTGGCAATGGCTCAAGATTGTGAGAAAGTTTTTGCTGATGAAGGATTAGAGGGAGCGCTTACTTTTCATGGAGCGAATACGATGGTAGCTGATCTCTGGGATATTAATTTAGAGAGACAAACCAGACCACAATTTAAAGGATACTATGATGAAGGACATTAAAAAAGTTCGGAAAAAGGTTGAGGAATTAAAGGATATAGTTATAGATGCCTCTATTCCAGAAAGAAAGAAAATACATTTTAATCCTACTTTAAGTAGAGAGAAACCTTCAAAAAGATATATAGAATTATTGTCTATATATAAAGATCTGCATAAAGTAAGCGAAAAAATGTTTAACGGCAGAAGTCTTATGAAATATATAGATGTTATAGGAGCCTACCTAGAAAAAAATGAATGTAAAACACTACTTGATTATGGCTCTGGGAAAGGACATCTTTATACGGATAAATATAAAACAGTAGAACGAGGAGAGGAAATGGGTGAGCCTCTTCCTGATAGGTGGGGATTAGAAAGTTATCAACTATATGATCCTGCCTATCCAGAGTATAAGGAATTACCCACAGGTAAATTTGATGCAGTCATATGTACTGATGTTATTGAACACATACCTGCACCTGATCTTGGCTGGATTATAGATGAAATATATGGCTATGCAAAGAAAATAGTATTTATTAATATAG